TCACGCAATATTGGCTGATCGCTCCATCGCATGACCGTCGCAGGCGCCTTGCGGCCCCATCACATCTCGCATGGCCCGCGCGACGCGCCTGAAGACCTCGGGCCAGTCGCCGCGCTTTTTCTGGCGAAAAAGACGCATCGTCGGATACCAGGGCGAATCATCGCGCTCGAGAAGCCAGCGCCAGTCTGGAACCTCCTTCAAAAGAACCCAGACCGGCCGGCCAAGAGCTCCGGCGAGATGGGCGATGGACGTGTCGCAGGTGATGATTAGGTCGAGGTTTTGCATTGCCGCAGCTGCGTCGATCAAGCGGTCCGGCCCGGCGTCGAAATCGGCGCCGAGACATTCTAACCACAGGGAGGGCCCAACTGCGGCGGCGGACTCCTCACTGATCAAATCATCATCCATTTTTTGCAAGCTGATGAGCCGTACGCCGGCGATGTCGGAGAGGGAAGCGAAACAGGAGAGCGGGATCGATCGCGCGGAGTCCGCTTTGATGTTTGAAGACCCGCGCCAACATATGCCGATTTTGAAGCCTTGCGGTCCAATATGCGCCGCCCATTTTTGCGCCAGTGTGTCCTCTGCGCGTAGATATGACGCCCGCGCCGGGATTGTTGCAAGCCGCGTTTCGAACGCTCGCGGCAGGCTACAGAGGGCGATCTGGTAGTCGAATTCCTTGGGATTAAAATCCTTGATGAGCGAAATCGGATTCGTCAGCCCACGGAATAATCGATGCAATCCTACGCGACAAAAAAAACCGACTCTCGCCCCTTGTTGGGCCAGGACGAAAAGATAGCGCGCAAATTGAATCGCGTCGCCAAGGCCTTGTTCATCGAAAACGATAATGCTTCGTCCGGCCAGCGCTTCTCCGCGCCATTCCGGGATGGGAAGCTTGATCGCATGCTTTGGCGTCTGACCAAAAATCCATCGATGCTCATAGAGCTCCCAGCCGAAAGAGAATTCGCCGCATAGGAGAAGCAGCGCGGCCTTGTTGTTTTGTACATGAGAGGAGGTTGGATCTCCGTTCAAAGCCAAATCGAAGCTGGCCAGAGCTTCATCGAAGCGCCCTTGTTCTTTCAGCGCCACCGCTCGGCCGCACAGCGCATCGAGGTAACCGGGCCGAAGCTCCAGGGCTCTCTCATAAGAGGCGAGCCCCGCCTCGAGCAGCTCCAGCTTGAGAAGGAGATTTCCTTGATTCGACCAAGCCTGAGGGAACAAAGGCTTTAGTCGCAGGGCCGCGTCAAAGTCCGTCCTAGCTTCCTCTAAACGCCCAGCCGCATGCAGGGCGGCGCCCCGATTGTTTAGCAGATCGGCATGATTTGGTTCGTAACCCAGCGCGGCGTCATAGGAAGCGACCGCTTCCTCGACTCGGTCAAGGCTCTGCAGCAAATTGCCCCGTTCGATTAAGGCCTCGACAAAAGCTGGCCGCAATCGCAGAGCTTCGTCGAAGAATTCGAGCGCCGCCTGCGAGCGCCCAAGATCGCACAGAATTGATCCGCCCGCGCGCAAAGCCTCCGGATAGGCGGGGTCGAGCGTCAAGGCCATGTCGTAAGATGCAATGGCTTCGTCGAGCCTTCCAGCCTCGCGCAGCAGATTGCCGCGATTGTAGAAAAGCGTCGGATCGGTGAAGCCAAGGCGCAAGGCGCCTTCATAAGCGAGGAGCGCCTCCGCAGCTCGTCCCAGTTCTTGCAAGGCGACGCCTCGATTTGACCAGGTCTCCGGATAAGCGACTTCAAGTCGCAGCGCTTGATCAAACCAAGCGAGGGCCCTCAGATTTTCCCTCGCGCTGAGATAGATCAATCCGATGAGATTTGACCGAATATGGCTCGTTTCACGTGCGGCGTCCAACCGGTGGAGGCAGGCGAGTGCGTCATCCGCGGCGCCGATGTTAAGCAAACCGATGGCGCGATGAACGGCTGTGTCTACGTTTGGATTCAATGAGAGCGGCCTTCTTTCTCCAACCAAGTCCAATGCAATGCTATCTGAGTGCGACAAACTTGTCCGAACCTGTCGTCCGAACCTCTGCGACCGGTCCCGCCGCTTGCATTTTCATGCAAGCAGCCGCGAACTTAATGTAGGCGCTGCGGCACAGGAATGGACGATTGCCAACAGGTCCGCCGGAGATTGCGTAAGGACGCGCGAATTGCGGCCGCGTCGACGCATTGACTTGCGACGGATTGTAAGCGCTATATGCGCGCATGCCGCGGCCGAATTGTGCGCCCGCGGATCACCAATCTCTACATCTTGAATCGCCGTTATTCGTAGCGCGGCGATCTGCATCACAAACCGAGCCCATCCGAAATTCATTTCAAAGCAACAAGTCATGAGCAGGCCGTCTGATGGTCTAGGCGCGGTCGCTATCGTATTGCTCTTGATCGTGTACGAATGCGCAACTAAGCCTGATCCCGATGCGTTGACCTGCAACGGATTGTGAGCGCTATATACGCGCATGCCGCGGCCGAACTGCGTCGTTTCTTCCGCTTACTTTTGCCCATCACATTGTAGGCAATGGCGACCGCGCATTTGTCTCGCATAAGCAGTCCCTCGGCCTTCGGGGCGGAGGACTCGAATACATTGGCTCCCGTGCAATTGACTGTCGAAAACGGTCTCCGTTCGAGTCATGCGCCTTCGTTCGCCGTCGTTACATCCATTAGACAGGACCGTGCATGGTGTCTTTCAGCGCAGGTCAGGATGCGGCCCGCCGCCTCTTGGAAGGCTTACAGCGTTACACCTGTCTTGCCGGAGGCACGCGCTCGGGAAAGACTTTCCTCATCGTTCGGGCTATGATTATGCGCGCTCTTCAATCCGAGGGCTCGCGCCACGCGATTTTACGTTTCCACGCGAATGCGGCGAGGGCCTCCATCGCGCTTGATACGCTGCCGCAAGTGATGAATCGTTGTTTTCCGGACACGCCTTTGAAGGAGCGTCGTCAGGATGGATTCTTTGAACTGTCAAATGGTTCGCGTATTTGGATCGGCGGTCTCGACGACAAAGATAGAGTCGAGAAAATCCTCGGGCTCGAATATTCGACCGTCTTTCTGAACGAGGCCTCGCAGATTCCCTATTCCTCCGCGCTGATCGCCTTTACCCGCTTGGCGCAAGTTGCGCCGAAGCTTCGTCAGCGCGCCTTCGTCGATCTTAACCCGATCGGCAAAACGCATTGGACAAATCTACTTTTTGGCGACAAGCGCGATCCTATTTCGCTTCAGCCGCTGAAGGATCCGCAGAGCTATCAACGGGCCTTTCTAAATCCGCCGGACAATGCCGCCAATCTTTCGCCGGAATTCCTTGGAAGCCTTGCTAATCTACCCGAAAGGCAACGGAAGCGCTTCTACGAAGGCCTCTACGTCGATGAGGTCGACGGCGCGCTTTGGACCTATCAATTGATCGAGGCCAACCGTTGCGCGCTCGAAGATATTCCAGAACAAAAACGCGCCGCTGTCGTCGTCGCCGTTGATCCCTCGGGCGCAGCCGGCCGTGATGATCTTAGCGCCGACGAAATCGGAATAGTCGTCGCCGCTAAGGGTTTTGACGGAGACGCCTATATTCTTGCTGATCGCTCCTGTCGCGAGGCGCCTGCGGTTTGGGGCCGTCGCGCCGTAGTAGCCTTTCACGAATATCGCGCGGATTGCATTGTCGCCGAGAGCAATTTCGGCGGCGAGATGGTTCGCGCGACGATCAAGGTCGCCGATCAAAACGTCCCAGTTCGCCTGGTTACGGCCAGTCGCGGCAAGGCGGTGCGGGCCGAGCCCATTTCGGTGCGTTACGCGCAAGGCCAGGTGCACCACGCTGGTCGCTTTGGCAAGCTCGAGGATCAACTCTGCGGCTTTTCCGGCGCAGGATACGGCGGGAGCGGCAGCCCCGATCACGCCGACGCCGCTATCTGGGCTTTGACCCATTTGTTCGGCGATGGCGACAGCGCGGGCATCATTGAATTTTATCGACGCGAGGCCGAAGGGCGCGGCGGCGCGTGACGCGGGCGTCGATCGCGGCGTCCTCACCAATCCAATTTTGACGAAGGACATAAAATGGCCGATCGCAGCGCGGGGCAAAGATGCTGGTCGCTCAGTCCCTACGAGGTTAACGTTAGCTTCGAGCGCGCCGCTAAGACGAAAGACGCCGGCGATTGGTTCGGTCCCTCAACGCCTATTGCGTCGCTCGCGTCGCCGGAGGTCGCGGGACGGCAGTGGGACTATCCGGCGGGCTTCAATCTTTTGACCTCAGCGCGAAGTTCTGAGCCGATCACCTTTGCGACCTTGCGTGGATTGGCGGACGGCTACGACCTCTTGCGTCTCGTTATCGAGACGCGGAAAGATCAAGCCATGCGTCAATCCTGGAGCATCGCTGCGCGCGACCGGATGGCGAACGCCGCAAAAAGCGCCGATCGGATAGCCGCGGCGAAGCACTTCTTTGCGCGGCCGGACGGAAACCATGTTTTCGCAGACTGGCTGCGGCTGTTGCTCGAAGAGGTTTTTGTAACCGACGCCGCGGCGCTTTACATGAGCCGCGATAGAGGCGGTCGCCTCAAAGCGCTCTTGCCTATCGATGGAGCGACGATCAAGCCGGTGATCGACGCCTGGGGCCGCACGCCGCAGCCCTACATGGAAAATGATAAACTGGTCTATCCCATCGCTTATCAGCAGGTGCTGAAAGGCTATCCGGCGATCGACTATTCGGTGCGCGATCTGATCTATCGGCCGCGCAATCTTCGAGTCAATCGGATCTATGGCTACAGCCCGGTTGAGCAGATCGTGACGACGGTCAATATCGCCTTGCGCCGACAGATGTTTCTTCTGGACTATTTCACCGAGGGCAATATTCCCGACAGCCTAATCGGCGTGCCGGAAAACTGGACGCCGGATCAGATAGCCTCCTATCAGAAATATTGGGACGTCTATTTCGATGGCGACGTCGGGCGCCGCAGGCGGGCGAAGTTCGTTCCGGGGGGAGTCGCAAAGACCTTTATTCAGACAAAGGAGCCGGAACTCAAGAGTCCCTTCGACGAATGGTTGGCCCGAATCGTGTGCTTTGCCTTTTCGATTTCACCGCAGTCGCTGATGCAGACGATGAATCGCGCCACCGCCGAGACCCAAAAGGACATCGCGGAAGAAGAAGGCCTGTCGCCGATCTTGGCTTGGGCGAAGGGCTTGATCGATGAGATTCTGGCGAGAGAATTCGATTCGGCCGATTTGGAGTTCATTTGGACGCCAGGGCACGAGACCGATCCTCTGACGCAGGAGACGATCCTCTCCAACTATGCGTCGAAAGGCATATTGACGATCAACGAGGCCCGCGCGGCGCTTGGCCGCGCCCCCTTGTCGGAAGAAGCGGCGAATAGGCCCATGGCTCTGACGGCGGGCGGATATGTGGCCTTGCCGGCTGGCGGCGGTGCGAATCCTAACGATTGGTGAACTGGCCTGCCGAGTGATGGCTGCGCTGCTTTTGCGGCGCCTACAATTGTAGTTTGATTTGTTCTTTTTGCTGCTTTTCAACACGGTCGAACGTTGGTCACGAGAGCTCTGCTCGATGATTTGCGGGTCATGCCGTAGCCGTACGACCGCGCCGGTCCAAAGGACCTGAAGACAAGTTCATCGTCAGTCTCTTTTCCGATCTTTTCTTGAATAGCAAGGAGCCTTCATGTCCGCGCTGCGTATGTTCATTCCGATCACCAAGGTCGATGCGGCGCACCGCCTCGTCTATGGCCTCGCAACAGCAGAGACAGAAGACCGCGCGGGCGAAATTTGCGATTATGCCTCGACCAAGCCGCGCTACGAGAAGTGGTCGAAAGAAATGGCGCGATCGACCCGCGGAAAGTCTCTCGGCAATCTGCGCGCAATGCATGGGCCGATCGCCGCCGGGAAGGTGACGGCAATCGATTTTAACGACGGGGCGAAGCAGATCGAGATCTGCGCCAAAGTCGTCGACGATGCGGAATGGCGGAAAGTCGCCGAAGGCGTCTACACCGGCTTTTCGCAGGGGGGGTCCTATGCGAGACGATGGACGGACGCCGATGGGCGAATTCGCTACACGGCCGAGCCTAACGAGATATCGCTGGTCGACTTGCCGTGCCTCCCGCAAGCTCGGTTTGAAATGATCAAGGCTGATGGAACGAGTGAGTTGCGATGCTTCGATGCCGGGCGCGAAAAGGCCGCAAGAGTTTCGAGACTTATAGCGGACGCATCGCAGGAGGCGTCGACGCTCGTGGAGGAAGTCACGGAAGAGAACGAGGACCTGCCGAGCAAATTGCGCGCTCTGATCGCTCGGGCCTCGGCGATTCTTCAGGCCCTTGTTTCATCGGAGTGCGCCGAGGATGCCGATCGGCCGCCGATGACGGAAATAGACGCAACGAAAAAGGCTTCCCGCGCCGGCCCACGGATCGCCAAAGTGACCCCCAGCAAAGGCGAGCCAGACCGAGGGCGAATTCAGCAATTGCATGACGCCATGGTGGAGCTTGGGGCTGCGTGCGGCGTCCAGAAAATTGGCGTTTTCGGGTTGGAAAAGCGCTTCGATGATCTGAGCGCGACGCTCGCCGATGTGTTGCAACGGGTAAAGCGGATCGAGGAGCAGCCGCTTCCTTTGCCGTTGGCGGGACAAACGCGCGCGGTGGGAAAATTTGAGGACGCGGGGGAGGCTGCCGAGCAGCTTCTGTTGGATCCGGAAACGCTTTCGGTTCTGGCCATTAAATTGGCCCAGCGCAAAGGACGCGCGCCGACGCGTTAGAGCCGTCTTCGGTTGGGCGCGCGGTCAGGGAACACCGATAAGTCGCCATGATCGTGATTGCGCGCGTCCGAACCATCGGCCACAAGCCCGCAGCTCGTCGAAGCGAACAAAAAATGGCGGCTTCCGTCACCGTGGGCGGGCGCCCGACCACTATAATCCGATCCCTGCTGCTAGGAGTACGCAAATGAATATGCAGACCGGCGTTCAGGACGTTCTGGACCGGCTTAAGACCGCGCAGCAGAGACCGCTTGGCGATCCTCGCTTCAAGAGCCTCATTGGGCTTGAGAAAAGCACGTTTTCGCAAAGCGCAAATTCGGCATCCGGACTTACGTTCTACGATCTCGAACTCGGCGCGAAATTCCTTTATCCGGTTCTGACGCCTTTGCGCAATATGATCCCGCGCGTTTCAGGAAAAGGAGGCATTCAGGCGGCATGGCGGGCGATCACAGCGATCAATACCACGGGCCTTCGGTTTGGGGTATCCTCCGCGAACCGGGGCGGCGTTCTCGCGGTCGCAACGCAGGATTATACAGCAACCTACAAAGGTATCGGCGTCGAAACCAACGTCGACTTCGAAGCGCAATATGCCGGCCAGGAATTCGATGACGTTCGCGCGATCGGCGCCAAGACCGGCCTTGAAGCGCTGATGCTCGGCGAGGAAGCGATGATCCTCGGGGGCTGCGGCTCTGTTCCGCTCGGCGCTACGCCGACGCCTTCGCTGGCGGCCTCGACGATAGGAGGCGCCCTTGCCGCCCAGACGTGGTCGGTTATTTGCGCGGCGATGACTCTCGACGGCCTCATGAATGGCACAATTGCTGGCGGGGTCCAGGGACAGATCAGCCGCACCAATGCGGACGGATCCTCCGATACGTTTGGCGGCGGCGTAGCGAAAAAAAGCGCCAACGCGACGGTTGCGACAACCGGCGCCGCTGGATCAATCACGGCGACTGTCACGGCGGTTCCCGGCGCGCTCGGTTACGCCTGGTTCTGGGGGGCGGCCGGCGCCGAAACGCTTGGCGCGATCACGACCATCAACTCCGTTGTCGTCAAAGCGGCCGCGGCTGGCGTGCAAACTGCGGCCGCGCTCGGCGTCAATGACAATTCCGGCAATGCGCTCGCCTTTGATGGTCTGATCTATCAAGCTGTCAAGGCAGGGTCCGGCGCCTATGCCTATACGATGCCCTCAGGGGATGCCGGAATAGGCACTCCGCTGACATCGGATGGCGCAGGCGGAATCCTCGAAATCGACGGCGCTTTGAAATATATGTGGGACAATTATCGATTGTCGCCGGATACTATGTGGGTAAGCTCTCAGGAAGCGCTGAATATTTCCAAAAAGATTTTGTCTGGATCGCAGGCGGCGGCGCAGCGCTTTGTTTTCGAGACGGCTCAGGATCTCGTCGGCGGCGGGATCATGGTGCGCACCTACTTGAACCGATTCTCAATGCAAGGCGGCAGCGTGATCGACATCAAGGTGCATCCGAACATGCCGGCGGGCACCATCCTCATGACGACAAGAGCGTTGCCTTATCCGCTTGCGGGAGTCGGAAACGTCATGCAGATCCGGACGCGGCAGGATTACTATCAAATTGAATGGCCGCTTCGCACTCGAAAATATGAATACGGCGTTTATGCCGACGAAGTGCTGCAGAATTTTTTCCCGCCGTCGATGGCGTTGATTATGAATATCGGCAACGGCTGACCAATTTTGTGAAGGGGGAATTCTCGAGGCGGCCATGGGCGCGCGCATGACGCGCCTTGTCCTAAAGCAATTGTTACAGATGTTTCGCGCTCTGGATGGGCGCCGAACGAGGGTGATCAGCACATGAAACTGCGCGCTCCTGAAGGGTGCGGTGGCCTATCGCACCAGGGCCAAATCTTGGAACTCGCCGGCGACGGTTCGCTGGAGGTAGACGAGGAGGCAGGGGCGGTCCTCGCCGCCCATGGCTTTAAGCCTTGGGGGAGCAAAAATGACCCTGGCGCCGCAACAACGATAAGCGGCGCGCCTAGCGCGCCGCCGCAGATCGTTACATTGAAGTCGCTGCTGGCAATCATCGCGGAAAATGCAGGCGCCGACGCTGCGGTCGCCGGGTCGCCTCCTTCCGTGCAGGGAGGCCAGCTGATTTCGGCTGCTAGCGAACCGATGGATGGCGAGGTCGAAGCCATATCTACGCTCAATCGACAAGGGCTTTTTGCCTTTCTGAGATCAAGAGGCGCGTCCGTCTCTTTGCCGGTAACCAACGAGGAATTGCGCGCGGCGGCCCGACGCGCGATTGCTCCTTGAACTTACGCCGGGTGGCCGCGGCCCGTTTCCGCGGCGGCTATTTGCCCTGCGAACGCGGCGGCGACGGTAAATATTCCTCGCATGACGACAAGGAAGCGACGCCATGGCATCCGCCTTCGATCTCGCCAGCCTGGCGGACGTCAAGATTTGGCTTGGCATTTCGGGCGGCGATGATGATGTTCTTCTCGCCCGATTGATCGCGCAGACAAGCCGGGCGATCCTCGGCATCCTTGATCGTCCCGCCATTCTGCCGTCGATCTACAGAGAAATATACGATGACGGCGATGACGCTTCGATTTTGCTCCGGCAATGGCCGGTCAATGCGATTCTGTCATGCGACGTGAACGGCGAGTCTCTTCCGCCATCAGCGCCGCTTGCTGACGGCACAAGTCAGGCCGGTTTTATTTTCGATCCGCCCGACGCCGCGCCGCCCGGTCGAATGCAGAAAATATCGTTGCGCCGGAAAGGCTTCGCATGTGGTCGTCAGAATGTAGCGATTTCCTATTCCGCTGGCTATCAGGTCACGGCGGAGAACGCGCTTGTGCCGCCGAGCCCGCCATACACGGTATCGGCGCGGGCGCCCTATGGCGATTGGGCGGGCGATGGCGGCGTGGCCTATGTAGACGGTGCACCTCTTGGATGTGCTGCGGCCAGTCCAGAGCCTGGTCGCTATGCGATATCCAATGGCGTCTACACATTTGCCGCGGCAGACGCCGGCGCCCTCGTGCATTTGACTTATGGCTACGTTCCCGCGGATCTCGCCGCCTGCTGCATGGATTGGGCTGCTGAGCGATACGCCTATCGCTCGCGGATCGGCCAGCAATCGAAGTCCCTCGGTGGTCAGGAGACGATGGCGTTTCTTGTCAAGGACGTTCCTGATTTCGTGATCAGACTCTTGCAACCTTATCGCCGGGTAGTAACGCCATGATCGACGTCGAGCTCAATGTGGCGGTGGTCAAGGTTGAGTTATGGCGCAGAGCGGACGAACTTCGGGACGCGCTTGAGGCGCGGATCAGGGATAAACTGACGGGTCAAGTCCTGCAAACCAGGTCAGGCGCACTCACGGGCTCCATAACCTCAGCTATCGCCGACGAAGGAGCGGCGGTATCGACGGTCGTCTCCAGCGTTGGCGCGCCATATGCGGCCATCTTGGAGTTCGGCGGTAAGACGGCGGCGCATAACATCATCGCGGTGAAGGCGAAGTCCTTGGCGATTGGAGCAGGCGGCGGCCAGGCTTTTGCCCGAAGCGTGCGTCATCCAGGCTCGACATTTCCCGCGCGTTCGTATCTTGGCGCCGCCCTCTCCGAAATGCGGGAGGAGATCGGGTCCGGCCTCAAGCAAGCGGTGCTCGCCTCATTGGGGCAATTGTAGCGCAGATGGAGAATTGGCTCCGCGCGGGCGTCGGACAAAAAAATCGTCCAATCGAGCATGTTCCGCAAAGAGGTTCGATATGTCAACGACGCAGCGCGAGGTTGCGATAGAGGCGCTGAGGCGTCTCCTTGCAGACGCCTATCCTTGGAGGCTCGGTCCATCGCGACGCCTCAAGCTCTGGAGCGATGTGCCGGCGGCGAATCGGCCTGCCTGCTTTATCTACGAAGGCGGTCAGGAAACGTACTCCTGGAGCGAAACGGCTTTACCCAAGCGGGTTATCGAAGTGAAAATTTTCGTCTACCTCAACGCCAAGGATCCGGGCGCCGTCGGCGCGACGCTCGTCAATAAAGTCATGGACGCCATCGATGACGCCTTCAGGCTCATCGGCGGCGATATTATTTCCGGCCGAAATACTCTCAACGGCGCCGCCTATCACTGCCGCATCGACGGAAAGACGTTGAAAGATCCGGGCGATCTTGATGGCGATGCGCTTTTGATAGCGCCTGTGAAAATCGTCCTGCCATAGAGAGGCGAGGCGCGGAGGCGGCTCTCGTGCTGCGTCCCCAGGCGCCTCGTTCGCACCGGACTGCGTTGGCCGGCGTCGCAATTTGCGCGCGCGATCCATCGCTTTACCCGATGAAGCGCCGGAAGCAGCGCTCAGGATAAGTCGAAGAAGGAAGCCTTCATGTATAGTTTCGGCTCGGGCGTATTGCTTGGCTCTCGCACGGATATCGTCAATTCGACGCCGGTCAATTTCGGTCTGGTGCAGGAGGTCACTATCGAAGAAACCGCAACCATCAAGGAGCTGACAGGGCAGTTTCAGAGGCCGGTGGCGATCGCCCGCGGAACGATCAAGACGACCGGAAAGGCGAAAGTCGCGCGGATCTCGGGGTTGGCCTTCGCCAATCTCTTCTACGGCGTTACGCCCTCCGCGGGACAACTCGCGACTTCCTTCGCCGAGGCGGGTGCAATCGCCGCTACGGCGCCCTTTACAATCGGGATGGCCAATGCAGCGACATTTGTCGACGACGAGGGGGTGCTTTTTGCGGCCACCGGGTTGCCTCTGACAAAGGTCGCATCGGCGCCGGGCGCAGGGCAATATTCGGTCGTCGCGGGCCTCTACACATTCAATTCCGCGGACGCCGGAAAGGCGGTGCTGACGAGCTACACCTATACGACGAACGGCGGGGGCCAGAAGTTTACGGTCGCCAATCAGCTTCTGGGGACGACGCCGACCTTTCAGGCGATTTTCTACACGACGTTTCAAGGGCAGGCCATTTCGTTGAAGCTCAATAATTGCACGTCGAGCAAGCTGAGCTTTCACACCAAGCTCGAAGATTTCGTAATGCCGGAGTTTGAATTCCACTGTTTTGCCGACGCGGCCGGAAATGTGATGACTTGGTCTTATGGGGAGGCGTCCTGAGATGCGGCCGCTCAGCGAGACGATCCGGCTTGGCGCCCGTGAATGGTCCTTGCGGCCCTTGACCCTGCGCCAAGTGCAGGAGATCGAACCCATCCTCATGGCGGGCGCGCTTGAAGCGAGCGGCAATGTGGCGGCGGCGATGGCCATCGTCGCAATCGCGCTTCGGCGAGACCACGCCGAGGCGGCGGACCAACTCGCCGAGGTCGAGGCGACGGCGCCCGAGATCGGCGCGGCGATGGCGGCGGTCCTGCGGCTTGGCGGCTTTCTCAATGCGTCGATGGGAGGCGACGGCAGCCTGGGGGAAGCCTGAGCGGGCGCTCGGATGGCAAGACGCCCGCCCGCATCGATTTCGATCTGGTTTATTCAAGGCTTATGACCGCGTGCGGCTATACACCCGCGGAAATTGACGAAATGACGCTGCACGACGTGCTTGGGCTCTTGACCTATTGGCGGGATCACCCCCCGGCGCACGAGATTTTGAAATGCGTCTATCGAATCGAGCACAAGTCGGAGACGGCAAGTCGCAGGAACGATCGCGATCCGAGCGGAATCGGGGGGCTCGTAGCTCGCTTTCCAGACGGCTTTGTGCGCTCGGCGGGGGAGGAATGAGGCCGCCCTCGTCAGTTGCGCCGTCGACGCTGCGCGCAGAAAGGACAAACGGATATGGCAGATAATGTCACCATCAAATTCGCCGCCGATATCTCCGATCTGCAAAGAGGTATGCAGCAGGCCGCAGGTTCCGTGGAGTCGGCCGTGGGGGCGTTGCGCAATGGCGCCGGACAAATTAACGCGTCCTTCGTCTCTCTATCCAAGGCCTATGCGAGCAGCGCAGCGCAGAGAATTGCGGCGCAACAGGCGGCGGGGGAGGCGGAGCTTGCGATTGCTCGGCAGCAGGAGCAGGGACGATACGCCATTGCGTTGAATGGGGTGAAGCGGCAAAGCGCCAGCGTCAAGGAATCGGCGCAGCTTGCGCAGATTTCGCGGCAAGAAGAGCTGTCGAGCCTGCTCGCCCTGGAGCAACAACGCGAAGACATCGAGCGCCAGCATCTCATTGCGGTTCAAAAGAGCTATCAGGAGGGCACAGCGGCTTATGCGAGCGCTCTACGTCGCCAAGAGGAGTTGACCAGTCAATCGGCGTTGCGGCGCCAGGAAATCGAGCAAGGGGTCACCCGGCAAATCTATTCTGATTACAAGCGAAGTTTCGAGCAGATCGGATCAAGCGTCTCGGGTTCGATCATGGGCATGGTTCAGGGGAGTCAGACTCTCGGACAGGCGGCTCAGAAAGTAGCCTCGTCGGTGGTTCAGTCGTTTGTTCAAGCCAGGGTCCGAATGGCGGCCGATTGGATTGCCGGAGTTGCGGCGCAGACGAGCGCGACGACCGCCGGCGAGGCGATGAAGACGGCGGCCGTAGCGTCGGGAACTGCGGCCCGCGCCGGACTCGCTGCGACGGCTTCAGCGGGATCGAACGCCGCGACGATCGCATCCGTGATTAAAAGCATTTCGGCATCGGCCGGCGAGACATTCGCGGGCATCTTCGGGTTTCTGTCGCCCGTCATGGGTCCCGCGGCGGCCGGTCCGGCCGCGGCCGGCCAAGCGACCGTGCTAGGCGTGGCGTCAGGCCTTGCATCTTTCGCGGTCGGAGCCTGGAGTCTGCCGAGCGATATGGTCGCGCAAGTCCACCAAGGCGAAATGATCGTTCCGGCCGGGCCAGCCGAAGCATTCCGCAGCGCCCTTTCCGGGGGCGCCGACGCCAGCGCCGGCGGGACTGTGCATGTCAATCATGCCGTGAATTTCAATGTTCAAGCGATCGACTCCGCGGGCGTCAAGCAGTTCCTCAAGAATAATGGCAAGCAAATCCTGCGCGCGATCAACGACGGCGTCCGTTCGGGGGCCCATTTGGGGCTGAGCAAGCTGAACGGCGTAGTCTGAGGCATGGGATTTGTTCTTGGAGTCAATCTTCTTCCCTCGACGGGAGAATGGACTTATGACGTCGCGCTCTATCGCGGCAAGAGATTGGAAGAGACAGATTTCGAGCCGCTCAATGCTTACTTTGCGCCTGGGGGAACGAAGGCCGATCTTGATTATTCGATCGACCAGTTGCAGACCGAGTTTCCCGAGTGCAAGACGATCGCGCTGGTCATTTCGTGGTTCGGCAGTTCGATCGACGCCGCGAACTGCAAGATCTATCCATCGACAACCTATATTGGCGGGGCCTTCGAAAGATATGCCGATGGCGCTTGGACTTCCGATGCTTGGCGGTGTTCGGGGCTCACGCAGGCCTCGTTCGGCGTCATCCCTATCACATCGGATGGACCTTCCTTTTCCTATGGCGGGACGCCGTCCGACCAATCGATCGTGCGGTGCATCCGAACTCTGAAGGCGCGCGGTCTGCGCGTTGTTTTCTATCCTTTCATCCTGATGGATGCGCCGGAGTTTCCTTGGCGCGGGCGCATCGCCTTCTCGCCCGATATCTCGGCCGCGGCCGCGGCAGCCGCCGACGCATTCCTGGGGTCAGCCGTCATCGGGCAGTTCACCCGCGACCCAACAAACCTAACGGTCGCCTATTCAGGCCCGCCAACCGACTACACATTTCGTCGCATGATCCTGCACTACGCCAATCTCTGCGTCATTGCGGGCGGCGTCGATCTCTTTCTCCTGGGTTCGGAGCTTCGCGGCCTCGAGACGATCAGAGGACCAGGCTGGACGAAACAAGGGTCCATTGGCGCCGATGGCAGGGTCACATGGGACTATCCCTTCATCGACGGACTAATCCGATTGGCCGACGACGTGCGCGCCATATTCGACGCCGAGGCGCTCACGAAAGATATTGAGGAGATGCGCAATCTAATCAGTTATGCGGCGGATTGGTCGGTGTGGATGGGCTATCAGCATCCAGACTCGAATGGACAATGGCCTCATCTCGATCAGCTCTATGCCCATGCAAATATAGATCTCGTGTGTTTCGACAATTATCTGCCTCTTTCCGATTGGACCACCGGCGATGAGGGCTTCGACATCGTCAATTGGCGCGAGCCCGCGCCGGCTTCATGGCCTCCATCGCGAGACGACATGAATGGTCTTGGGCTGACCGGCTCGCCGACGATTTACAGCAAGCCCTATCTTAAGGCCAATATTGAAGGGGGCGAAAAATATCATTGGTTCTATTATGATAGCGATAATCTCGGACGCGGCCTCGATCCGAGTGGTTCAGATACGCAGACATCGCGGCCGAAGGGAGACCGGCTTTTCCAGTCGCGCAATCCGTATTTCGCCAACCAACAGCTGCTCGCCAACAAGCAAATTCGTTGGTGGTGGAATAATGAGCACAAAGCTATCTACGACGATGGTCTGGGAGACGGATTCGCGTCGCATGGACCATTTACGCGCTGGCGTCCGCAATCAAAATCAATCACCTTCACCGAATACGGCTTTCCAACCTGCGATCGAGCGACAAATCAGCCGAACGCTTTCTTCGACGTGAAATCCGTGGAGAGCGCGACGCCGTTCTGGTCGATTTGGGACCCTGCAGACGGGGCTCGCTTTCGACCCCGCGCCGATGAAAGACTGACTTTTCTCGCCTTGCAGGCGGTCTATGAATATTGGGTCGAGGACGGCAAGAACGAAACCTCTCTCACCGGCGTCAAAATGATCGAGCCAACGTTCATGTCGGTTTGGAATTGGGACGCTCGGCCGTTTCCGGTCTTTCCTTTGCGCGGCGACGTCTGGGGCGATGCAGGGAACTGGCGATCTGGCAATTGGCTCTCCGGCAAGGCCGCCTATGTCGATACGTGCTTACTTGAAGAGCCCCCAGCGCCAGCCGCGCGGCCGACGTTTCCGACGCTGCAAGGCCGATCCTCGCGCACATGCTTTCGGCCCACCTTCGCTACCGCTGACGCCGAGCATGTATCGGGCCGCGAAAGCCGGTCTTCCCGGATGTCTCGCGCTCTATGGGAAATTGAGATCAGCTTCGACGTTCTCCTGGCTGACGGACTCAATGCCGACCTGCAAATGCTTGCCGGCTTCTATGCGCAGATGCATGGCCAAGATCTGTCGTTCACTTTTCCAATACCACCTGAACTTGGGCTTGGAGCGTACCTCTTATGCCGATTTGCCGATGATCAGGAAGATCTGGAGGAGTTTATGAAGCGGCTCTTCACGTTGCGTACCCTGAAACTGAGAACGGTGAAGGAATGAGCACGCCTTCGTTTCCGGTGCTTCCTGGGCAAGGTTGGTCCGTCCATAAGCGTCCGATTTTCGCAACGCGCGTCGCAAGCCACGCGTCCGGCCGAGAAGCGCGCATGCCCTTTTACGCCTATCCGCTTTATGAATTCGAGTTGACCTTCGACGCGCTCGCTTCGAATTCAAGCCATCCGGCTCTTGGCGTAGAGAGCCTCCAGTCTCTTATGGGACTCTATCTTCAATGCGCTGGTCAATATCGCGCATTTCTCTATACCGACCCAAGCGATAGCGTCGCCGTTATGCAGCAAATAGCGGTCGGCGATAACACAACCAGGGAATTCACCTTTGTCCGCACGCTCGGCGGCTTTACAGAGCCTGTCGGATCCGTATTGTCCGTCGATAACGTCTATCTGAACGGCGTCATTGCGACAACAGGTTGGGCATTTACGGCGCCGAATATTCTGAGCTTTGTAATGCCGCCGCAGAACGACATCGCCATCTCCGCCGATTTCTCATTCGCCTATCTCTGTCGTTTCATAGACGATCAGAATGATTTCGAAAACTTTTTGTCAGGCCTTTGGCGAATCCAATCAATGAAGTTTAGATCGGTGAGATCATGAGGCGCGCTTCGTCGTCCCTGATCGCTTATCTCGACTCTCTGCGGACACGAAAGGACGCTTGCGTCCTGACCGCCGATTGCTACACAATTTCGTTGCGTAGCGGGATGGTCCTCACCTACACGAATGCTGACGTGTCAATTTCGTTCAATGGTTATGTTTACTCGGCGAACTCCGTTCTGATCGATGGCCTCAAGTACAGATGCGAGGTCGGACTCAATGTCGATCAGCAGCAACTCACGCTTGCTGCTCGTACAACGGACTTCCTTGGGGGCGTTCCCTTTCTTCACGCCCTTCGCAATGGGGTTCTGGACGGCGCCGAGATACAGCGCGAACGGGCCTTTCTTTCGTCGTGGACAGCAGCCCCGATCGGCAGCGTAATCTTGTTCAAAGGACGCGTTGGCGCAATCGACCATGTCGGCCGCACCACAGCTCAAATCACAGTCAATTCGGATTTGATCCTTCTTGATGTCGACATGCCGCGTAACGTCTATTCTCCGAATTGTCAGCATGTACTTTTCGATTCAGGCTGCGGCCTTGTAAAAAGCGCCTTCAAAGCATTCGGGACCGTCTCCGCGGGATCGACCAATGCGATCATCAATTGGCAAAGCGCATCGCCTGTCTACGAGCAGGGAACGCTTACGTTTACTTCTGGCAGAAATCTGGGTGCGACTGCAAATATCAAAGCCGCCACCGTTAGCTACCTGGCGCTGGGCTGTCCCCTGTTGAACGCCCCCGCAGAAGGCGATGCCTTCACTGTCTTTCAAGGATGCGATCACACCAAGGCCACATGCCAATCAAAGTTCTCAAACCTCGCTAATTTCCGAGGCTTTCCTTTTGTTCCACCACCGACTTACGCTGTTTAACTATGTGCACGGAAACTGACCGACGAGCGCTAATTGTTTCCGAGGCTCGCAAGTGGATTGGCACTCCATATCACTCCTGCGCAGACGTGCGGGGTGCCGGCGTTGACTGTGGAATGATCCTGGTCCGCATCTTTGTCGATCTCGGGCTCTGCGAACCATTTGACCCGCGCCCCTATGCTGAAGATTGGCATTTGCACCGCAGCGAGGAAAAATATCTCGGATTCGTCGAGGCGCGATTCAAGCAGATCGCTAGCCCTCTTCCTGGAGATATAGTCGTTTTCCGTTTTGGCCGTTGCTACAGCCACGGCGCTTTGGTCACAAAAAGCGATCCGCTGACCATCGTCCATGCATTTCAGCCGGCCGGAGTGGTGTTCGAAGAGGAGCTTGTCAGAAACATTCAACTTGCCGATCCAGTACGGCGTCGCCGCTATTACAGTCTTTGGGCTAGGGAGCTAGGATGAGTTTTCTTCGCGCAAAGGGGACGTCGCGGGCATCCGTTCCAATGTATACCGGATTGCAAATACAGACGTCCAGCGCTGCCGTTCCAATTTCGATTGTTTACGGCGCGAACAAAGTGTCTTTCAATCTCATATGGACTGGCGGCTTCGCCGCCCAACCGCAATATGCGAAGAGCGGAGGGAAGGGAGGCGGCAACAAGACCCTGAATGGTTACGATTATCATGCCGCCTTCATTATGGGGCTATGCGAGGGACCAATCTTGGGCCTCGGGCGAGTATGGAATGGGCAATCCATTGGCGCCCTCGGGGACCTTGGGCTATCTTTGTTTAGCGGGACGACGCCTCAGAGCGCATGGGGCGCGTTGAGGCCAAACTTCGAAGACGAAGCGCTGCCGTACGGCGGGCTGGCCTATGTTGCGGCGTCTTGGTTCGATCTGGGATCAAGTGCTAACCTGCCAGCCCTTAATTTTGAAGTGCAAGGCGTTCTGTCGACCTCGGCGGTCGTTAACGAGTGTGACGCCGATCCAGCACTTATAATCCAAGATTTCTTGACAAATTCGCAGTACGGCGCGGGATTTCCGGCCTCCAGCATAGACGCGATGACACTCTTGGGTTCATCCGGAAGTTCGTCCTATCAGACCTATTGCCAAGCGTCAGGGCTCGCCATCTCGCCCGCAATTGTTAATCAAGAGACCGCCAACAGCATTCTGGCGCGCTGGCTGCAAATTACCAACACCGTGGCCGTATGGTCGGGTGGTCAACTTAAATTTATTCCATACGGAGATATGTCAATTACGGGGCGGCGTCTCGGAGGCGCATCAATCACCTTCAACCCAAACCTAAACGTGATCTACCACTTGACTGACGACGATTTTGTTCTCGATGGCGACGAAGACCCAGTACAGGTAACGCGCGCCGATCCATATCTCGCGCACAATTGGCAGGCGATCGATATATCTCAAAGGTCGAACCACTACAACTCGACCACGATTGAGGCATGGGACCAGAATGCGATCGAGCTTTATGGACTACGGAGAGCGCCAACTATTACGGCGCGCGAGATTTGCGATCCTAATGTTGCGCAAGTATCCGCTCAGTTGATTCTTCAGCGCGGGCTCCATGTTCGAAATACCTATATGTTCAAGCTTTCATTTGAATATTGTCTGCTTGAGCCTATGGATCTGGTGACCTTGACGGATGGTGGATTAGGGCTCGACAAAACGCCAGTTAGAATTGTTTCGATCGAGGAGGATGACGCGGGCATCCTAAGCATTACGGCAGAGGAATTTCTTGGAGGCGTTGCGACGGCGGTCGCCTATCCCGTTCAAATTGGTTCTAGCACGCCAATCAATCGTAATATCTCGCCTACGCCGGTTAACGAGCCGATAATTTTTGAACCCGGACCTGCCCTGACAAATGGTGTCCCGCAGGTTTGGATTGGGTTGTCCGGCGGTGCGGCTGGGGTCTCGGACCCGAATTGGGGTGGTGCATCTGTCAATGTCTCCTTCGATGACGTGTCATATGCTCGAATCAGTCAGGTAAGCGGCCCGGCGCGTCAAGGAGTTCTAACCGATCCGCTGCCCAGCGCGCTAAGCGGCGTAGTTGATCTAGCCAATATGCTTGCGGTCGATCTAACTATGAGCGCGGGAACGCTCGCGCCTGCGACGAATGTGGATGCTCAAAGCGGGGTTACCCTTGTTCTCGTTGATGACGAGCTTCTCGCCTACGGGGCGGCAACGTTGACAGGCGTAAGTTCTTATTCGCTGACGTCTCTTGAACGCGGGCTCCATGGAACATCGTCCGCTGCGCATTCAGTCGGCGCCCGCTTCTTGCGGCTAGACGACGCAATTTTCCGATATACGTTTCCGACAGCCTATGTTGGAAGAACCGTCTATTTTAAATTTCAAAGCTTCAACATATTTGGTGAGTCAACGCAAGATATGTCCGCTTGCGCGGCCTTTTCTTATACTCTTATAGGATCCGGCGCGCTTGGCTCTGTTGCGGGCGCCCTGTCGGTAGGCTCTGATCTTGATTTCGGGCTCACGTCCGCTGGAAGCAACGGTCAGGCGGATGACTTTGGGCTTGTGTCGGACGCATATACAACCGCAATTGACCTCGGATTGGCATCAGCATGAGCATTCAAATCAAGCGTCGCCGTGAAGCTGAAAGCTTTCTTTCAAATTATGCGGGCGCCGCCGGGGAGCTCCTGATCGACGTCACCAATAATAGAGTTCAAGTGCATGACGGCGTGACGCCAGGCGGCTTTCCAGCAGCTAAGCTGAGTGAGATCGTCGCCCTAGGGCCTCTTTCGACGATTGCGCTTGGCGCGCATGGGTCAAATATCAAATTTGGAGTCATTGAAGAGCTGCTGGCGCTATCCGGGACCTCGACTAGCTCGACCATCCAAATTCCGAATCGAGCGATTGTGTTTGCCGTGTCGTCACGAACAGTCACAGCTGTTGTCGGCGCCCCATCTTATGGCGTCGGACCTTTTGGCGGCAATGCGACGCAGTTTGGCGGCGTCCTTGGCGTCGCCGTAGGGTCGAATAACTCGGGCGTAATCGGTCCAACTGCATTTTATTCGGACACCAAAGTCGCGATTACAGCGACAAGCGGATCGTTTACGGGCGGTGAAGTCCGCGTCTCGATTCAATACATGCTTTGCGGCGTTCCGACGTCATAATAGGACATATACAGGGTTTGTTGTTGAGTGGCTCATTTCGCCGGTCTATTGGAGCATTATCAAATGAAGACGCAACTTATGCTTCCTCCCGAGGATGGCGGCCGAAACAGCGTCGTCGTTAACGGGCGCAACTATTCCAGCAAACCAGGCGTCTCAATTCATGTGCCAGGCTTTGACGCCGTAGCCCTGGAAGCAAATGGGTGGACGATCCTTACTGCTGGCGACGTAATAGGTGGGCGGGCGGACACCTGGGCGGCCCGCATGCGCTGCTGGGCCAGTTCGGCGCAAGGCAACAATCCCCATGAACGGCCTTTATTGCGGGGCGCTCAAGCGTGGCGTCCGGCGCCGAACTGGGTTGCGACGGCGGTCTATTTGGTTGGCAATGCCGTCAATGCGAATTCCCAGCTTTGGGTGTGTATTGGGGCGGGAACCAGCGGATCGAATGCGCCGACAGGCTCGACGCTCGGAGCAATCATCCTAGATGGGACCGTTCGGTGGCTCTGGCAGCCCTATTTTGAAGGAACCTACGTCAGCAACGCTGGAAGCTTATTTCGGGTGATGACTGGCGGGTTGCCGGCCATCTCTGGAACAGGCCCTACAGGCGGTCCTGGACCAATCATTGATGGTACGACGACATTGAGCTATATGGGCCCGCAGGAATGCCCAATTGTCTCATATGGATTTGTTCACAATCCTGCTTTGTCAAGACAGCACACGCCGACACCGGTCGACAGTAATTCGCTGGTCAGATGGCGCGGGGGAATTCCAGTTACTCGGATCCTGAACGATATTCCACAGCCACCGACGGTATGGACCTATTCGACTGATCCAAGCCCTTCTTCCGGCGGCATTATCTCCAATCCAGCGAATGGAATACAGAGGGATGCCGGTTGGTGCGGCTTTGAAGTGCGCCATGACGGTATCGTTTGTGAGATTTCGCTTCTGAACAATCAGACGGCGTTAAGCATTATTATAGATGGCCAATTCATTGCGGGCGTGACTTGGACTCCGACCGGGGCAGGCTCGCAACAGATTACGATTGACTTCAGTAACCTCGCGAGAAAATCCAGGGTCATCTGTGTCGAGGGGACGGCAGTCGGGCTCGTCAATCTTGCAACGGAGCCGACGGGGTCATTTCAAAGGCCAAACCGCGTTGATGATTCCTTTATGGTTGCGGGCATTTGCGACAGTCATGGATACGGCACGGGGGCCATGCTCCCTAGGTCGGCCAATTTTTTTCATACTCTCGCGACGTTGATGGGCTGGCCTGATGATTACTGCGATGCGCTCGCAGGAACCGGATATATAGCAACAAACGGCGGTCTTTTCTCAAACTTCCAGGGCCGAGCGATTTCCCAGCTTCAACGAATCGTCGCGTACGGGAAGACAATTCAGGCAATCGTCATTGACGGTAGCCAAAACGACAGTGGCCAGCAGAACGCGGCTGTAACATATGCAGCGCTCGGGCTTTATCAATCTTTGCGAACGGCCGGCTTCAATCAGCCGATTTTTGTCATTGGAACGCCCTCAAATGGAGGGCCGTCTGCGACGCACATTGCCAATGATAACGCGGTCAAATCAGCGGTCACGATCAGGGTCGCGGAGGGTGACAACCTTATTTGGTATGTCGACATCAGTACGATGGCTCAGCCAGTCCTTTTCGGCACTGGCCGCGTTGGCGCAACTAATGGATCCGGGAATACTGATTTCTACATCGGCGCAGATGGAACCCATATGTCTAACGCCGGCGCTCTTTATGTTGCGGTGTACATAAGGGACAAGATCAATGCGATCCTCTCTGGACAGGCCTAGTTTCGTAAAAGATGAAGTCGACGTCGCAGCCGCCGTCGGGCGGCTTTTTTGTTGCAGATTAGACCTTTGATGCTCAGATTATTGTTCCGGCTAATTGTAATTGTCGCCTGGTGCGGTCTCGTTGTCGTGGTACGGGCCGAAGTTCTTTTATCTTGTCAAGGCGGTGTCTACCGCGCCTCCTATTATGGCTATAAGGGCGGCCATGTCATTGCCTCTGGCGAGCAATTTCGGCGCGAAGGGCTGACGGCGGCGCATCGTCGAATGCCATACGGTGGGCGCCTGATGGTCGAGTTCATTGGCCGACGGGTGATGGTGCGCATCAACGATCGCGGACCAGCAATGTGGACGGGTCGCTGTCTCGATTTATCGAAAGGCGCGGGACGCGTCTTGGGGACGATCAAGGCGGGCGTCGTCGCTGTGCGAATCAAGCGGCTGAACCAGCCTCTTTCTTATCTCACATAGGGCGACAAAAATGCGCGCGGATTTGCTCCATATTGTCACTGCCATCGCCAATCCTCATCGATGGGAGAGTCGCATACGGCTCGCGAGGGATGCAATTAGCCATTGGGTCGCGGATGGCGCGTGTGTTACCGTTGTGGAATGCGCATATGGCGATCGCCCGCATGAATTGGCCGATATAGCCAAGATTAATCATGTCGCGGTGCGGGCGCGAACTCTGGTCTGGAACAAGGAATGCCTCCTGAATATAGGGATTTCGCGCCTTCCGCGAGAGGCGCAATATATTGCGACGCTCGACGCAGACGTCCGCTTCCGTCGGCCTAAGTGGCCGACGGAGACGATACACGCCTTGCAGCTCTATCCGGTGGTTCAGCCATGGACAGATGCATACGATCTTGGGCCAAATGACGAGCACATCGCTCATCACAGGTCTTTCGCAAGGCAGTTCTTTCACGGCTTCCCTGTTGCGCCAATCGGGACGAATTGTTGGAAGGCGGCCGGGGGGCCTTACGATTATCCACATAGCGGTTATGCCTGGGCGTGGACGCGCCAAGCTCTTGATCAGCTTGGCGGGTTGATTGAGATCGGAGGCATGGGATCGGGCGACCATCATATGGCGCTTGGACTTGCCGGCCAGGCTGATGCGTCGATTCCGTTGGGTGCGCATCCGTCCTACATCAGGGCAGTCAAGCAGTGGGAAGCGCGCGCTCTGACGCACATCAATCGGAAGATTGGGTTTGTGAGGGGGACAATCGAGCACGCCTTTCACGGTCGAAAGGCGGACCGGAAATATGTGCCTCGTTGGGATATGTTCCTGAAATTTGGGTTCGATCCAAGCGCGGATCTAAAGCGCAACACCTTTGGCGTGTTGGAGTTCGCAGGCAACAAGCCGACGCTCGAGCGGGCGTTTGATCGATACATGCGCGAACGCGAGGAAGACGTCAACACTCTCAGCTGAGAAAGCAGGCCCAACGATATTCGGTACTGCCGCCTTCGGGCGGCGTTTTTGTTGCGTGAGGATCCATCATGGCGGCTGAAAATTATAAAGCGTGCTTGTCATTCGTGCTGCGTTTCGAAGGAGGCAGGAGCGACGATCCGAAAGATCCCGGGGGTCGAACGCTGAACGGCGTGACGCAGACGCGGTACGATCAGTATAGGGAGGAAAAGCGGCTCGGTCGGCGCGATGTCTATCTGATGACGACAGATGAGCGGGACGAAATTTACCGCTCCGGCTATTGGGTGCCGATCAGGGGCGATCGGCTGCGTTCTGGCGAAGATCTCGTTGTCTTTGACTACGGCGTGAATTCCGGCCCAAGACGAGCGCTTTCGGCTTTGAGGCGTGCCGGGATTGGCGACGCATCTGCTGAGACAGTGGTTCACAGGCTTTGTGCGGAGCGCCTCTCTTTCTTGCATGGGCTCCGGACCTGGTCGCATTTTGGCTCGGGTTGGGGCCGCCGAGTCGCGGCGTGTGAGGCGCTCGCAGTTATGATGCTGCATGGCGTCGACAGCGAGAAGATTCTTGGGGACAAGGCGAAGCAGGCGAGCGCGGCGGGGAGAAAACACATGGCGAAGGGCGCCATTGGAGGCGCTGCTGCGTCGCAGGGTGATCTCATCCATCACGCCAGCGGAGGGCATATGGCGCTGACCATCGCCATTGGGGTCATTATCGCGATCGGGATTGGTATCGTCGCCTGGCAGGCGTGGCGACAATCTCAGCGAGCAGCGGCGTTCAAGGAAGCGGCACAGCGTTGACGGCGTCGATCTGATCTCGCGTGGGTCGCTTCGTTGAATGAAGGCGATAACGGCTTGCTCGGATGCGCTCCGTCGAATTTGGCGCTGGGTATGTCGGGGTCGTCGTTGGAAGCGCGTAGCGTCCTTCAGGTAGTTGGGGGGATTTGTAAATCATATGTCGCAACCGTAGCCGCTCCCGTTTTCGCGCGGAGCCCTTGGGCGAAATTCTCTATGCCGGCGTTGGCGTCGGCTCTTTGTGGAGACGCATCATGATTTGGATTGCAGGAGGCGCGATTATCTTTGTTCTGCTGCTGCGGTTTTGGGTCCGGCCGAGAATTGCGGAATTTCGCAAATCGATCGGCCTCGACGCTAAAATTGCAGAGGCGGAGACGTTCTGGGCGTGGGTCAGGCTAAAGACTGAGGGTTTGAAGACCATTTTTGTCGGGGTCGGCGGCATGATCGCTGCTGCTATTCCCGAGCTGGCCAAGGAGTTCGCTGGCATAGATCTTTCGCCCATCATCGGGTCTGACTGGGGCGGAAAGGTTGCAGTGGTAGTGGCGTTAGCGACGACTGTCTCCCATGTGATCGGCATTATGTCGGCGGCCAAAGCAGATCCCGTAAAGGAGGAGGCATGATGCTTGCGCTCATTGTTCCGATCCTAAACGCTCTGCTGGGTTCGCTCATAACCCCCTTCGTCACCGCATGGGTCGCGTATAAAAAAGATAAGCTGATGATCGAGCAAGCGGGGTACGCGGCGGGAGCCGCCGCGGACGTCGCCATCATGCAAACGGCGCTTACTATGGAAGCGCAGAACAATGCGCTGAAGGTGCAAGTGCACGGCCATTTCATCAATCGCACCATCATGTGGGTTGCGGGATTCCCGGCGGCGCTTCATTTCGGTCTCGTGTTTGTTGACACGATCATTGCGGCAAAGCTCTTCTGCGGCTCGGCCATTCTCGGCGTACCGAAGCTTCCGGCGCCATATGACACTTACGAGTGGGCGATCGTCACCAGCTTTTTCCTTGTTCAAGGCGTGCACCTAGGAACAAGCAATGTATCGGCATGGCTCGGCCGGAAATAGGGGCCGGCTTATGTCGGAAGGCTTTTCCGAGTTTCGCCGGAGATCTTCGGCGGTTCAATGCGCCTTGCTTGGCCGAGGCTCCGCCTCAACGATTTGAAGGAACAGCCATCTACAATTGCGGAGTTCTATCCATTAGCGGGTCAATTTCCGACTTCGGTTGGAGGGTTGTTTCGGTTGTTTAGAGCAGAATCCGATCAAGCTGTATCATATCCGCAGGCAGCGAAGTAGTTTTCGCATTCGGCGGGCTTGAAGATGTCGGCACAGGCTTGGAGCGCGCTCATCAAGCCGGCGACAGTGCGCTC